GGCGAACTGCTCACGCCCGGTTTCATCCTAGAGCGTGACGACGACGCAGACCCGCTGCAATTGCGCGGCGCGGATGGCGTCCAGTATGACGAGGCGAGATGAGCTTCCAATGGGAACGCACGCCGGAAGATGCGCTGGTCGAGTTGGCCGAAGCTTACGTTACCGCCATCCACGACTCGATAGCGACACTGGCGCGGCGTTATGCCCCGGAGATCGAACAGTGGCTCAAAGACAACGCGCCCTGGACAGACCGCACCGGAAACGCTCGCCAGACGCTCATGAGCGAGGTGGAAGAACTCGCCAACAGCGCCGTCATCATCATTCTGGCACATGGCATGGAGTACGGCGTTTTCCTGGAATTGGCGCATGGCGGGCGCTATTCTGTCATCATGCCTGCGCTAGACTATTTCATCCCGCGCATCTGGGCTGACGTGCTGGAATTATTGAGGAGTTAGCCAATGCCCATTACTGGCGGTTTCTCCGGGGGCGGTGAAAATCTAGGCAACGCCCACGGCACGATCACAATCGACACGAGCCAGGCGGCGCAGGCGGCGCAATCCATGCGCACGATTGGCCGGCAAATGGAGCAATCCATGAGCGGGCTGCGCGGCGCGGCGGCACAAGCGCAAAGTGCATTCAACACCGTGGCGCAGGGCGTGCAGTCATTGCGCGCCGAACTCACCGCGCTCAGTCTGGCGACAGGGGCGGTGACAGCGTTCGGCCTGAATGCGGCGCGTGACCTGCGCGCCTACACCGTGGCGTTTCGCACGCTTCTGGGCAGTCAGAAAGAATCAGAGCGGGCTATGCGCACGCTCACGGATACCGCCAACGAATTTGGCTTGGAACTCGAAAGCACGCTGCAACTGGGGCGTGCGCTTTTGCCGATTCTTCAAGGCAATACGGCAGAATTAGAGAACTGGGTCAAGCGGGCGGCGTTGCTGCGCAGCATTTTTCCGGTCGCGCAGCGCGGCGCGGAGACGCGCGCTATTGCCGAGTTCCTCGCCGGGCAAACAGTGTCGATCCAACGTCTGTTCAATATCCCGCCCGAACTAATCCAACAGGCGCAGGCATCGTTTCAGGACTATGGCGCGCAGCTGGATTTCATTCTGCAGCGCATGGGCGCGACGGAACAGGGCGCGCGTGAGATGGCAGACCAGTTCGTCAGTTTGACGAATGAGTTGAAACTCACGCTGGCTGTCGGATTTACGCCTTTGTTCCGTGAGATGCAGAGCGGTCTGCGCACATTCCGCGAATGGCTGGAGCAACTACGCGAGACGAATCCGGCGCTGTTGCATGCCGGCGCGGGTTTCACAGCGTTCGTGGCGTTGGCGACTCCAGCACTGTTGATTGTCAGTCAGCTAATCGTCGCACTGCAACGGTTGCAGGCAATCGGCGCGCTGAACGTGCTGGGCCGAGCCGGGCTAGTCGGCGCCGCCGTGGGGGGCGGATTCCTCGGCGGCGTGCAGGCCACGCGTTTCATCGGGCAAGCCACGGGCAATGAGATGATGGCCGAGGCGACGACCGAGAGCGTATGGCTGGCAATTCGCCGGCAGCTAATATCGCTAGAGACAACATTAGCGGGCATCAACGTCATGATTAATACCGGCCTATTGCGCGCTGTGCAGGCCGTCGTCAGCGCATTCAACGCCGGGGCGAACGCCATCGGGCGTGTGATCGAATATATCGGAAGTATCCTGCCCGGACGGGCCGGGGAGCGCGTTACGCTCGAAGGCCAGGCGTTGCAAATGGCCGCCACGACGCATCAACAATCGTTTGATGCGCGTATCGAGGAACTGCTGGCGAATGTTCGCAGGGAAGAATTCAGTCGCATCACACGGATGACAGGCGCGATGATTCCGCCTTCAGGCGTGACGGACGCCGACCGCAGCGGGTCTGCAACGCTGATTCAGGCGGAGCAACAGCTAAACGCCGACCGGCTGGCGCTCATTGCGGACTGGGCTACAGCCGTCAAACAAATCGAGGAGAGCGCGGCGCAGAGTCGGCTTGAGGCGACGCAACAATACGAACGCCAACGCGCCGATGTGATTGCGTCCTATGAATTGACTATCGCTCGCGAGGCTGAGGATTTCGCACGGCAGCGGGCGCGGCAGATGGCGCAACTGGAGCGCGGCATTATGGACGTGCTGCGCAATGCCGCCGAACGGCGCGCCGAATATGAGGCGAACCTGGCCGAAACGCTGGCCGACGTGCGCGCCGACACGGCTAAACGGCTAGCGGAACTGGAAGAGAAATACCAGCGCGATAGGGAACGTGCGGCGACTACGCACAGAGAGAACCTGCTGAATGCGGCGGCGCGCCTCGACGCTACGGCAATCGTAGCGGAACAGCGGCGCTTTGCCAACGAGAACCGCGACCGCGAGGAGAACTACCGAGAGCGCGTCGAGCAAGAGCGCGAGAACCTAGCCGAACGCATTGCACAGGAACAGGAAGCGCACACCCAACGGCTGGAGGATGCGCAGAAAGCCGACGAACAGCGCATTGCCGACCTGCGCCGCAACTTGGCTGATCAGCAGCGCATTGAAGACGAAGACCGCGCTATTCGCCTCGCACGCCAGGCCGAGGATCACACTAGGCAGTTGGCGCAATTAGACGCCAACCATACCGAACGGCTAGCGCAGATTGACCGACAGGCCGCACAGGAACGCAGCAAACTGGACAGCGCATTCCAGGCCGAACTAGCGCAGCTAGGCGAGCATCATACCGCGTGGCTGCGGGCGCAAGAAGAGCATCAGAAAACGGCTCTGGAAATGTTCGAGAAATGGTGGGAGCAGCTGGGGCGGCGCTTCAGCGGCGGCGGGTCTGGGCCGGCGGCAGGTCAGCCGAATATCAACGTTCCGCAGCAGTTCGCATCGGGCGGCCCGGTCAACCGCACCGGCGCTGCAATCGTGCATGCCGGCGAATATGTGCTAAACCCGACCACCACGCGCATGTTGTCAGACGCCCTGGGCGGCTTCAGCCAAAACGGACTAGTCAACGCCGTGCGCGGCGGGCGCAATATCACCGTGGCAGAGGGCGCCATCCAGATTCATGCTACGGGTAACTGGACGCCTGAGGTGATCGGACGCGTAGTGCATGCCGAATTCCTGGCCGCGCTCCAGCGGGTTGCAGCATAGGAGCCGATATGCCGTACAGAGTCAAAACGGGCCACGACCAATCGCTAGAATCGCTAGTCAACATTTCGCCACAGCCGCGCAGCGGAGGCGTGCGCTACACGCGCCGCACCTATGGCGGTGACGGTACGGTCTACACCGTGGGCGCATATGTGGAACTAGAGTTCGATCTACTCGGCAGTGCGACACAATATCAGGCGCTATTGAAGCAGTTCGGGCTAGACGGATCGCTCACCGCGGCCGTGACGCTCTATGCGCGTGACGACACGTTCGCGTGGAAACGCTACAACGGCCTCGCCATCCGACCGGAAACGGGGCGCGACGTGACGTGGGACAGGTATTTCCCGCGCCGCATTACGATTCTGGTGCGCAATTTGGAGGTGATTACGTCGTGACGCTGCGCTTTATCATGCTACCCGCCTACCCGGTCTTTCAGGCGCGTGTCAACATGCCATCCGTCTCATGGCCGGTAGACGAACTGACGTTTGATGGCGTGTTTTGGGGCGCATATGAGGACATCCGTCCAGGGATGCTATTGCGGCTAGGAACAGAGCACGACACGGATGACCGCGGCCGGCAGCGGGTGCGGGGAGAAGCGACGGCGACAACGATTCCCGTTGGACGCTCGTCTCTGGGCAGCGCAGACGGTGAGCTATACGTGCAGGATAATCTGTACATCAGCGTATTCGAGGATTACCGCGTCTGGGCCAAAACGCCATACATCGCGCCAGATGGGACGATGTACAAAGACAGCGATATCGAAGTCGGCACATTCACCACGGACCCGCCGCCCGTCGCCAATACCGGCCCGCCCGCCGTGGGCACGATTGACAGCGTGACGGAGCAGCTACAGGTATTGATTCCGCCCGTCAGCAACACGAGTTTCGCCACGGCAGACGGCGCCAGCATCACGGATTATGAGTGGGAATTGCCGACAGGCGTGACGCTGGCAGACGGCTACGCGCTCACGGATGACCAGATATTGATTGATTGCGATCCGGGCTTCCACTGGATTGCGCTCACCGTGACGGACAGCAACGGCGAGACGCACACGGCGCGCACGTTCGTCTATGCCTATGACCCCGCGGCCAAACTGGGCGAAATCGAGGCGTTCGAGGTCGTCAGCCATCGCATCACGCGCACCGGGCAGACGTTAAGCGTGCGCATTCTCGAAGATGCAGCGCGTGACAATTATCTAGACGGGACGCTTGTGTTACTGTGGGACGGTGAGCCGAACAATCTGACCGACCGCAGCAACATGCTGTTCTGGGGCTGGCTTCAAACGGAGCCGACCGACATTCAGGCGAGTCGCACGGCGACGCTGGCCGGCACTGTGCTGGAATGCGTTGACGTGGCGGGGCGTCTCGATACCCTGCCCGGCTTCTCGCAGGTCGTCTATAACGACGCCAAGCGCGACACGGACGCCAATCCCGATATCACCTGGGCGTACATGGTCGATCCGACGTGGGATAAACTGCTGCACTATCTGCTGCACTGGCATTCGACCGCGCTGGAGCTTGCCGACTGGTCGTGGAGCGACACGGGCACGGATTATCAATTCACCGTGCGCGAGGCGGGCGGCGCATCGCTATTTGAGCAGGTGGACCGGCAGGCGCAGTCTATGTGCCCTGACCGCTATCTGACGTGCAATCGCCTGGGGCAGTTGGCGATTCAGCCTGACCCGTTGCTGCAGAATGTAGGAGATCGCACTAGTGACGTGCAGATGACCATCGCGGTTGACGACTGGTCTCAGATACAATACGCATACCAACGCCCGCCACGCGTGCACTGGCTCGACGAAAGCGCCGTGCTGTCCCATCCGACCGAGGTACACGCGCTATTCTGTCACGCACCGGGCGATGCGCCTGGGCAGGGCGAGGGGTTCCAGACGCACGGCGAACAGATTGCGCCTTCGCAGGATGTATTGAACCAGACGGCGGGCCATCGTTACGCGCGCCTGAACGCACGGCAGGGGATGTACCAGATCACGTTAGCAGGGTCGCGTATGACATCAATCGATCCGGCGCTCATGTCGTGGGTGCGGCTCAACATATCGTCAGACGTGGCAGCGCAGCGGGGTATGGCGCTGACGAATGCGCGCGGCCTCGTGCACGAGATGACCGTGCGCTATGACCACGCACGCACCGGCCTAACGCGGCAGGTGGACTTGCTGTGGGAGCGCGAGACAGACGGCTACCCGGCTGTGACGGTGATTCCGGCTGAGATTCCGCCCGTGGGGGAGCAGCCGATATGGGTTCCGCCTCTATGGGTTCCGCCTCTTCCGGGTGATGAACGCTATTACTATGGAAGCATGAAGGGCTATGTTGTATGGGATGGCGCGCATGTGTTTCGCACCTGGGATATTCAAAATGAATCTCCGACATGGGAATTGATTGATACGGGAATCACAGGGACTATCTACGACGGACAATATGTGCATACAGGGCCACATAGTGTAGGCATGTGGCTAATGACTAGCTCTGCAATCTGGTGGTGTGCAGACATTTTGGCCGGGACACCCATATGGGATGATGTATTGCCTATCGCTACTGTTCAGGCGGCAGACGCTGATCCTCCATCTGGAGTGTCTGTATTCAAATGCATGGCAAATTATGCTAGTGCGCCAGGTTATTTGATTGTAGCTACTGGCCCTAGTGATACTCCGGGATCCTCTTATCCGCATGCCTATTTTTGGCACACACACGATTTCGGGCAACACTGGACACAAGTAGACATGAATAATTATACATACGGATTTTTAGGTACCACACATGGTTATTGCTCAGCAGGAACTTTTGCGATGGAAATTTTCAGATCAGAGCCGGGAACAATCTGGTGCGTGCGTCAAACGCCGCCCATCGCAGGAAGCGGGCGTACAGCCGTTTTCGTTTCTCAAGATTTAGGAGATACCTGGGAAAAACGCTATGAGCTAACAGACCCGACACGGGACACCGATGGCGCTTCTATATTGCATCCTTTCCCCGCCGCTGACGATTTTAGTTATATTATGCGCGGGAATACGGCAGCAGGAGCAGATCAAATACGATTATATAGAAGCAACGATGGATGGACTACAGGAGATATATTAGATTTGCCGGCGGGCTACAAAGAGATTTCTGGCGTATGGCGTGTTAACAAACGCACGTTTGATACAGAACATGTTATGGCTTGGTTTGAGAATAATACAGATGGTCATATGGATTTGCTTGAGTCCGAAGATCATGGGGTAACATGGGCCCTTTTGTATGATAGTGGGTTGCCTCAAACTAGTAATTCGCGCTCTCCTCACAATACACCTAATGGCTGGCCGCCCGATATTGACGAATGGGTTATTGTGCGCACTACACCCGGTTTTGGCTCTGTGATACAGCATACCAGCGACCGTTTTCAGACACTAGAAAATAAACAAGGCAATCTGGACACTCTGGCAGGAAGCTGGACACTTGGATTATCTAACGGATTTGCCTTGCCGCGCGTGGGGGTGAACGCATGAGCGACATACTACGCCGCGCCTTCGACCGCGCAGTGCTGGCGGCAGAGCGACGCGCCTGGACGCCGGGCCGTCTGGGGATGACGAACGCCGACGGAACCGTCACGATCTCCGTACCGGATAGGCCGAACTGGGTCTACGTCGCACTGGGACCGGACGGCTCGCAGGGCGTGACCGTGGCGCGCAATGACGCAGGCGTGCCGCTGCGCGTGTACCTGCCCGTGAAAATGCGGCGCGAGGAAAGTGGCGTCATGGCGATTCAGGGCGTCTACAACATGGGCGGCCTGGCTGACGTAGGCGCAACCGACACGCCGATTGTGACTGAATACGGCGTACCGTCGCACCCGCACACGCACGGAGAGTTGGCCGGGCTGACGGATGACGACCACACGCAGTATCCCCTGCTGGCAGGTCGCAGCGGCGGACAGACGATTTACGGAGGCACGGCTAACGGTGATGACCTGACGCTAGAATCAACATCGCACGCTACGAAGGGCGCAGTCGATATTCAGCCGAATGGCGGCGCAACGACGGTGGGCGGCACGCTGGGCGTGAGCGGCAATGCGACGCTGGGCGGCGCGCTGGGCGTGAGCGGCAATGCGACGCTGGGCGGCACGCTGGGCGTGAGCGGCAATGCGACGTTTAGCGCGGGCATCAGCCTGGGCAATGAGACGTTATCTGTCTATGACGAGGGAACATTTGATGCACGTTTAATGGATTCGTCTGGCCACACAGCAGCCGTTTTTTCATCGAATTTGGGTCAATATACGCGTATCGGTAACGTAGTTATTGGCATAGGCAAATTTCA